CAGCACCACCTTGGGCATCGCGCTGCGGCGCTTGCCCCACGTGCACATAGCACTCTTCAGAGCGCGCTCATGGCGCACGAACATACCGAAACCGTACTTGTCCACTATGTTCTCGAGGCTGTCACCAGCCTTAATATCCGCGAAGACCCTGTCCAACGCCTTACCGGCCTGATGAGTCTCCCCTGCGTCACCTGACGGGTCGCCAATCTCAACAGGCTCCGTCCCGACAACCCGAGACTCCTCCTTGGTACAGTAGTCCTTGTTCTGCTTCGCAGAGCCACGAGCGGCGGCTATCTGCGCGCCAGGCATATAGCCCTCGAACACCGAGCCGCGGACCTTGTGGAAGGTCCACCGCTCCTTGCACTCCAGATAACCCTGGATGTGAAGACGCCCCGTAGTGGGGGCAAGCTCAGCCTGCGCGACGATGTACACAATGTGCTGGCTGATGCCAACCTCGCGAACCACGTCAAGCGCATCTTGAGCGCGCTCCAGCAGACTCTGAGTAGTGTTTCCACTACCATCAAGCTCCACAGGAGGATACCAAGTAAACGGCCAGAACTTAGTCTGCTTCGCCGGCATCCTGCAAAGCAAAGACAAAGCGTGAGTGTCTAATACACTCACATATTGCCATTCTGGCTAAGGGCGTCATAGTGGGATCCGCCCACATGACTGGGGGTCCAGATAACGCCACCCTCAAGGGCACGCTTCAGCGCCTCAAGCTCACGCTGAACAGACACCAGCTCCGCAAGGCGGCGCCGCGCGACGCGCTCCCACGCATCCCGCTCCGCCTTGGCATCCTTCAGCGCATCCTTAAGATCCGCCCGACCCCCCACAGGACCGATATTCTCCGCGTTGCGCTCCGCAATAAGCTCCGCAAGGCTCATATGCTGGGCCATTTACCTTGATAACGAGACGTAGTATCAGTCGGCTGAGGGCTCCCGAAGGACTAGTGGCTGTTTCAACAACAGCTCACTGATACTACTCGTAGTGCCGCTTACGTCGGCAGTGCTGATACAAGCATGCCGCGCGTTTTATATAAACACTCGGACTTGCCTGATTCCTAACGCGCCGGATGGGTTACACGCGCGCGCGCGAGGGTTCGACACTCGCGAACACAAAAACGTGCCGGTACAAAATCAAATTGCACGTACAGCCTCGCGGATTCGAGGTTTGCGCTGCGTCGCTCCGCGGCACTGCAAACACTCTCTCGACCCACCCATACTGCAACTACTTTATCCCCTAAACACGTGACGTGTCGCAGCAGGCTGACCGTGCCAACTCGCGTAGGCACGGCGCCCAACCAGCTCCGCCTTGCGACCCTTAACAGCCGCCTCCAACTCAGCGGCTGCCTTAGCAGCCTTCACTGCTTGTAGCTCACGAAAAGCAGCAGTCGTATCAGCACCAGGCGCAGCAGGATGCAACGCATCCGTGCGCTCAACAGCAGCAGCTAACCGCTGCTGAGCAGCATCAACAGCCTCCAGCGCACGCGCTTCAGCTGCCTGGGCGCGTCGGTAACGCGCTAACAAAACGCCATACTCAGTCTGGCGCCTGACAAACTGAAATTCGTCAGCCATGGAGAGCGGCGCGTTGTGATCACAAACACACCCGCTCCAAAACGGATCCCGCGTTATCCGCTCTCGTTGCCGTAGCAGCATCCGCAGTAGCAGCCTGCGCGCTTCTGCTACGCCACGCACGCATCTACTACACTTGCGAAACACAAGGAGATGCTCGGACGCCAGACCAAGCGTAACCGCATGGACTTCCAGGCCGGATACGGCAAGTTCAAGACGCAGTTCAATCCTTACAAGGAAGCACTGCTCAACCCTATCAGCGGCCCCCTTGTCGGGGTGCCGACCGCCGTGCCCGTCGACACGCACCGCGCGCGTCTCAAGGCCACCGGCACTATCACGGTGACCTCGGGCAAAATGTCCTGCGCCATCAACCCGGTCTTCGCGCTGTGCAACGACGCTGTTCCCATCGCGGGCACCGCGTCGTCTTCTTACGGGCCCATCGTCTACAACGACGAGACCTACCTTTGGGGCGGCCCCGAGGCTGTAGTCGCCGAGGGCGCCGGTCGCATTGCAGTTGCTGATTCCATCCTTTCCAACGCCAACTACGCGTACCTGCAGTTCGCGGGAACCGGCGGCCAGGCCAGCTCCGCCAACACGTCCGTCCGAGGCCGCGTCGTCGCCGCCTGTGCACGCATCTGCAACGTGTCAAGCGCAAACACGCGCAACGGCGTGTTCACGCTCTTCCAGGACCCGCAGCACACGACCCTGCAGGGTCGCACTGCGTCGGTCATCGCCAAGGACCCCAAGGCGCGCCAGTTCAACGCAGCAACGTCTGACTGGCACACTGTGACCTACCACCCCGTCGAGCCCGACGAGGTGGACGGCTGGGTCTGGAACCCAGCCATTGGGCCTCAGGGGGGCGTGAAGACCGGCGCATACAACCCCGCGAACAACGCCGCAGACGGCACCCTCGCGGACAACTTCCCGGGCTACATGGGCATCTTCTGGAACGGCGACACTGGCGTGTCGCAGACGTTCCAGGTCGAGCTCTATGTCATCGCCGAATACGTCGGCTCGCTCGTGCAGCCCCTCATCCGCCCCATCGGCGTGTCTATCGACGACGCCCAGGAGGCGCGCGAGGCCGCAGAGGACGCAACCGTCCACTTGAGCACAACGTCCGACGGAGCGGACCACTCCGGGCACCCGCACAGCGACACGCATCCCAGCCGCGCACAGCGCGCGCTGCAATTCGCAGCATCCGAGGCACCAATCGCAAAGAACATTCGCAAAGTGGCGAAAATGGGGGCTGTCACCGCTGCCGGATACTTTGCCGGACCCGCGGGAGCTACCGCAGCCGCAAAGTATCTCCTCACGCCAGAGGCTAGCATGCAGCTCGCCCAAGGCCTCGAGACAGCCTCCGACATCTACGCGGCGCGGCGCGCACGCTCCGCTAGCGCTCCGCGCTCAGCGTACGCCACGCCGACTAGCCGTCCTCGCCTCGCCTTCAGCCGTGGGCGCAGCATGACGCGGCGCTAAATCACTGTAATGCGAGTTTTGGGACGCCCGAGGCGTTTCTCGCATCACTTAATACCGGGGCCCCCCTGCGTCCCCCCGACGCGCGACTCCTCGCATCAGACACCGCATCTTACGCACTAACGTTCTCGATCCCTGCTCTGCTGACAGCGTCGGCGCTAGCTGCTCCTAACGGGGCAGTGACCACCCTAACACACAACCAAAGGTGCCCTGGCGTCACCTCCCCGCCCGAGCCTCTCACGAGCTCGTTCAGGCGGTACGGTAACGCCGGTCACCAACCACTGGGTAATACTAGTCCAGTGGTTGGTTGTGCCCATCTCAAAATTGAACGGGTTGTACGTAGGGGATTCCCTACAGTAAACCATTCGGGCGCTAAAGCGCCCGCGTCGGCGCTCCGCGCCTTCCCCCGCTGCAATTTTATAATTCCTCGAATACCTTAGCGGTGCTCGCTGGTTAGCGCTATGCGAGGTGTCCGTCTCGTGCTGCCGCTGTCGCACGAACGGGTCGGTTGATAAAGTGAGGGTGCAATTCTTAATGCTTACACACACGCGCCGGCGTCAACAGAAGCCATACGGTTCTCCGTCATATAACGCGGGCGCGACCCAAACTCCTCGATGCGCCGCAGTAGCGGCTTCAGCTTCTCGTCGCGGTTCTCCATAGCCGGATACCACTCAGACGGCTCCTCGTTGCTCGTAATCACGATAGTCGAGCTAACGCACTGAGTCGTACCGCCCTTGGTCTGCACCTTCAGCTCATAACGGTCCAGGAGATCGAGCATGAACGCGAGCTGCAACTGACCGCGAAACTCGCTCAGCTCGATCACATCCTCGCCGTTATAGCCATCAAACCAGGCGCTGTTGCCGCCATTGCCAAACGTCATCCGATACCGGCGCGGGTAGACGCGGTCAACCCAGCGGCTCTTCCCAGAGCCCGACGGACCAATCAACAGCACCACCTTGGGCATCGCGCTGCGGCGCTTGCCCCACGTGCACATAGCACTCTTCAGAGCGCGCTCATGGCGCACGAACATACCGAAACCGTACTTGTCCACTATGTTCTCGAGGCTGTCACCA